TTTGCCTGTCCGAGCAGGGCAGCCGCGGCGTTGATCTGATTGTCACGGTCCGCGCGCTCCTTAAGGACGGTCTGCCGCTCCTGCGCCATGGCCTGCGCGTGGGCTTCCGCCAGGGCATGCACGGCCGAACGGGCATCAGGGGCAAGTTTGCCCCAGGCATCAGCGCTGAACCCTTCCGGCATGGGGGCTTCGGCCGACTCAGTCGGGGCGGCCGGCTGCCACTGCCCTTCTCCTTCCCCGTTCTGTCCGGCGTCATCGGGCTGTTCGCCCGGCTTGGGTTCGTTCTCATCACCGGTATTATCGCCGGCGGTTTTGTCGCCCGCGTCCAGCGCGGAAACAATGTCTTCCACGCTATCCAGTGTGGACGGTTCAGCTGGAGCAGGGGAAGTGGTGTTATCAATGGCCGTATCCACGGCCTGATCTTCGTTCGCCATAACTTAACCTCTACATAATTTTTTGATTTTATTCAACATTTGCAGGAACACGTTGTCTTTGGTGGAAAAAGCCACATCCTCAAGCGTTTGAAGAAGGCAGGCCTGTACCCTGTGGAGCGCCTGAAGGTCACGCCACAGGGCTTCACGTTCTCTGGGGGACTGTTCCCCCTTCCAGCGGTAGCATATGCCGTGCTCCACCTTTTTTACGGCTCCGATAAAAACGGGACTCGTAAGGATGCGGTATGCCATTTCGGCGTTTTCTCTGTCTTTCTGAGTGACGGTCATACGGACTGCTCCCTTATGTCAGTAAGGCCGGGCCCTTTTTGGCCCTGCATAAGGCGTGCGTAATCGAGCTGCTTCTCCAGCTGCATTTCCTGAGCTTTCAGGGCGGCGTTCGCCTGCACCTTGGCGGCCTGTACAGCCGCGTCAGACTGTACTTTAGTGGCCTTGCCGGAGGCGTCGTTCTGTGCCTGCGCCTGCTTAATCTGCATATCGAGCTGGGCTTTCTGGAGCGCGGTTTGCGCCTTGACCTTCTCCACCTGGACTTTTGCCGCCGTAAGCGGATCCATGCCCTGCCCGGCCTGTTTCTGCTGGAGAACAAGCTGTTCAGCCTGTTTCGCGTCCTCTTCTGTGCCAAAGAAGCGTTCCGGCGCTTCCAGTCCGGCCGCCTCCACCATCTTATGGCAGGTGTAGATTACGTTGCTCAGACGCACGGGAGACGCTGTACTCAGCTGCGCGATGAAGGACTGCTGGATCTGGAGTATCTGCTGATAGGCGGTAAGCATCTTCTGCCTGCTGCCTGTGCCAAGCCCCACGGCTACGGATATATCCATGTCCGGATCCCACTTGCGCGGGTCAAAATTCATGAAGCGGCCCTTTAAGCGCACCTGTACGGCCTTGTCGTGGTAGCGGTGCAGGAGGTTCAGCACGTACCGGCCAAGCGGCTTAAAGAACATCTCCGCGTAGACGCGCGCTATCATCTCCAGCCGCTGATTGATCGCCTCTTCCATGATAGAGGCGCCCGTGGCTGTATTCTGGAGAGTATCAGCGTCAAGGCTTTGTGTGCGGGACGTGACGCCGGAACGGCGCTCCACAAGCTGGTCCGTAAGCTGGAGGCCCTGCACGGCCTCACCCGCCGAACTGTTCACCGGAAGCGGCGTAATAGAGGCGCCTCCACGCACGCGGTACAGAGCGCCGGGTTTGCGCGACAGAAGCGAATCAATATCAGCCCACCCCGTTTGGTTAGGGCCGTAATCGACTACGAGCTCACCGGAGTTGGCGTAGCTCAGGGCGTCCAGGTACGAGCGCGTCAGGTCAGTGCGCAGGTCCTGCACATCGGCTACGAGGTCAGCGAGGCAGAGCCCCACCACCTGATGCGGCATAGGCACGGAACAGGCCGCGAAAAGCGGCGCGCGGTACAGCGGCCACTCTTCCACGGAAAGGATCTTCATGTCAGAGCCATCGCCTACGTAGACGACCTTAGCCTTCTCCGCCATGCCGTCGCCGTTCAGGTCAACGTCAAGCCATGCCTCATAGACTTTGAAGCGCCGGGTTTCGAAACTTTCTGTTTCATCTGTGCCGTCAGAGGCAGCGTTGACGCGCTGACCTATGCTCTTTTCTTCGGGGTCATCATCTGCCCCGTAGACGGGGAGATCCTCCAGCGTCTCACGCCTGTACCCTTCCTGCATGAGCTGTGTAGCCGTCCTGACTTCCCAGTGAGCGATGAAGCGTGCATGTTCCACGTCCTCAGCTTCAGAGGAGACCAGGACATTTTCTGAGGGAACCGGGTCAAGGCGCACATCATGCGTCACCACCCTGCGCCGGACGGTCACGGCACATGCCATGCCGCCCGGCATGGACGGGTCGGGGTACTGTTCCACTTCTGCCACACCGCCGCGGGCTTCCGTGTCGGCAATCATGGCCTGCGCTTCCTGTACGGTAAGGCCGGTGAAGCGCTCCATAGTCTGATGCTCTTCCCGTGGCGCGTGCGCGAGGCACCACCCCACGCGCTGATACAGGCCGTCCTTCAACGTGTCATGTATCAGGCGGAACATGCTGCGCCCGAAGACCACCTGATTGACATAGAGCGTGGCATCAGCGGCGGCCTGCTCCTGCGCGGGCGTGCGAGGCTCAAAGCGGATAATCTCATCTCCCCCAGCGAACACCCGCATAAGCCCAGGCATCGCCCATTCTATCGTCTCCATCACGGTACGGTCTACGTAGGTAGAGAGGCAGCGCTTCTCGCGGTCATCGTCCACGCCGTACCCGTAGCCCAGATAGCGCTTTTTGAGCTTCGCGCGGTCGCTGGAGAGCTGCCCGCCCGGCGTACCTATGGCGGAAGCGCTCTCTCTGATGATAATCTTGCGTACTTTGTCTTCTATCTCCGTCAGCATATGGTAAGCCTTGTCCCCCGTCTCAGGGGCTCCATAGCCCCAGTATCTGTGCGGATGAAGCCCACGGCGGCATACCGCATGGCGTCCGCACCGTGAGAAGTCCAGTCATGCAGCGGCTGCGTGCGGAAGCACTGGTGCTCCTCGTCATACTCTCTCTGATAGCCCCATAGGGCTGAAAGCCCCTGTGCACACTTATCCTTGTCTATGTATGAGCACGCCAGCACCTGCCGGACACTCTCTATGCCGTCCATGACGGGCAGCTGCGGCGCGGCGGTGAAGCCGATACCCAGCCGGCGGGCCGTCTCGAGGCGGGTTACGCCCGTACCAAGTTCACGCACTGCGATGTCGTGCGGCGCTATGTGCTGGCCGTAGCGGTAGCCTTTCTTTGCCAGGACTTCCGCGTAGTGCATGAGCCCCTCGCCGGAGGCCTCGTAGTAGTCGATGAAGCGGTACTGCCCGCGGGAGGTGCCGTCGCTCACCCACTGGAAGAACCAAATCGCCGTGGAATCAGCCATACCCAGGTCCCATGCAGTGTGGACAAGCAGTGTCGGGTCCACCGGCACCGAGCCGATACGGCCGGCGCTCTCCGCTTCCTGAAGAATCCGCCCGTAGTAGGAGCCCTGCGCCACGAGAAGCGGGTTCCCCTCCCACACGCAGTCGTACTTGTCGGGGTCCGTCTCCCGGCAATGCTCCATCTCCTGCCGGAGCACGTCAGGGAACCACGGGTTATCCCGCCACGTTACCTTGCGCACGTAGGAGCCGGGAGGCGGCGTATGGACTATCCAGCGCTGCCAGACGGGAGCGTGCACGCGGTTCGGGTTGAAGGAAATCCATATCTCCGAGCCGGCCGTGCGCATGGTGGGGATTAGCAGGTCCAGCGACCGCTCAGATACCGTCTCCGCCTCCTCTATCCAGCAGTGGGTCAGCCCCTCGAAGGACTTAATGCGCTCAGGGCTGATGCGCAACCCCGAAAAGATGAAGAGCGTGCCGTTGAGCCCTCGTATCTCGCTATCCGTGGAGCGATAAAAGTCACTCATGCCTAGGCGCTCTATCTCATCATCCAGGAGACGCTTCACACTGTCCCTGATCGAGTTCTGCACCTCACGGGCACAGAGGCACCGGATAGTCCGGCGGCGCCCCTCTATGAGCAGAGCGGACGCGAAGGCGCGGCTTTTGCCACCCCCACGGCCGCCGTAGAAGACCTTATAGCGGTGCGGGGTAAAAAGCTCCTCGAAGGCTTCAGGGAAGAAGGCGTCCACGCGGTGCACTACTCTGTCGCTGCGCATTTCTTAGGCCTCCCGGCCCTCTTATGGGGGCGCACGAAAGTAACCCTGATAGCCTGCTCAGTCTGGATAGGCGCGCCGTCGGGGCCGGAGCACTCTATATGGGTAGTCTCCCTGTACCCCAGCCGCGTCTTGAGTAGAAAGATCATCATTCGCACATCGCCATCCATGGCCATCTGGTAAGCAGTCTTTGCGAGGCCCTCTGCGGCCTCAGCCATGCCGGCGTCCAGCTCAGCGCGATAATACTTAACCAGGGTGGCAGTGGTAGCCACCCCTATCTGCACGGCTATGTCGTGCTGCCTCACGCCGTACTTCGCCAGAGCGCGGACTATCGCCCGTTTCTCGTCTGTAGGGATATGCTCATCTCTCATCTGTCGTACATCCTCTTTATGAGCCGGAAGCGCAGGGCATCCAGCAGCATGCCGCCTGAGTTCCCGGCTACGCCGCACAGCCCCACGAGGGCTATGTCTGGCACCTTGTCCGCGAGGAGGGAGAAAGCCAGCACGCCGCAAAAGGCTGACACGACTATCTGCGTCAGCAGGTCGAGCCAGCCACGGACGCCTTTCCGCATGACGCGGACGACGCCGCCCACGAGACCGAAGGCGGCACCAAGGGCGCACAGCTTGATCAGCTCCCACCATCCGCCGAGGTCATGCATCACCTGCCACCTCCCCGTATCTTTTTCAGGTAAGCGTCTTTTGACGCGCTGCCGAGACTGGAGCCGAGGTAGTACTGCACCACAGCGCCGAAGGCGGAAGAGAGTGTGCCCAGGAGCATCAGCCCTGCATCTCCGAGCTCAGCCTTTCCGCCATGGAGGACGGCCCACAGCATGACGAAGAAGCCCACAGTGACTATGCACGCCACTATGGACGTAGCCCAGCTGGCGCCGTGGCCGGTCTTGGCTAGCTCGACTTCCCGATCACGGGCGCTCATCCTGTCGGTGAGCTCCGCCTGCACCTGGTCCCGCTGCCACTGGAGGAGCTGCGCCTGCTGCTGGATCTCCAGATCTTTCAGCTTTAGGAGAAGGTCCGGGCTCTGCGCTATGGTGCGCTGCACAGCCTCAGGGGCAGGCTCACACCCGAGCGCGGAGGCTATCAGCGAGCCGGCCGCCCCGGCGATAGCGCCCACAGGTCCACCGAG